TCTTTCATAATCATCTTTAGAGATTACATGCAATTCATCCATTGTTACATTCAATAGATTAGCATCAATTCGTTCTGCAATCTTTTCTTCTGCCATTTCCATAGTGATATACAAAACATTATTACCCTGAGATATACATGCAGATGACATATGACACATAAACAAAGATTTACCTACACCAGTACCAGCAAGTGCAATGTTCAATGTCTTTTGTGGCAACCCACCTTTAGTAATCTTATTGAAATATTCAAGATCAAACTTAATCTTTTGTTCTTTACGGTGATAGAAATCAAATCGTGAATCAGCATCATTGATATAATCATGACCAACATGTGAATCAAACGATACACCTAGTGCATTAGATAATAACTCAGGTATTTGTCCTTTACTTAATGTTTTAGATTTGTTATCAAGAATCTGGACTGATTCCATGATTGCATTATAGATTGCTTTGTCTTGGCAAAACTTTTCAGTTTGTTCAATCAACCAATCTGTAGGTGTTACTTCTTCTTTTGATTGTTGAATATCATTAAGCAATTCTAGTGCAGATTTAACTTGTTCTTCGGTAAGTGTTTTCTTTTCTGTGAAATTAATTACTAGTGCTTCGTAGGTGGGAAGATTCTTATATTTGTTTACATAATCATGTATTTCTTTGAATACATTCTTTTCATTGTTATCTGAGAAATAGTCATGGAATATAAATGGTAATACTTTTCGTGTATAGTCCTCGTTATAAACTAAATTCTTCAGTATTGTTTGTTCTAGTCTGTTCATTTGTTTCCAATAGTTCTGTTAGTATGTCACCCATAATTATAACAAAATTCTGATCATTACGCAAGGCTTCTTCGTCATGATTACCAGAATATTCTATACCATAGGTAAACTTTAATCTTGCAAAAGTACCTTCTTCTACAACTTGTGCCGTCTTATAATAATAAATGACTCCCTGATATACACCTTTTAACAGATGTATACCAGTAAGATCAGAATCAGGAAAGTTATAGAGTTGGTAATCAATACCTTCTTTAGGCTTCTTCGGTTTCTTCCAGAACAGGAGTTTGTCCCATAATGTTGCCATATGCAATCCCATATTTTTGTTTTACGAATTCTTTGAAATCTTTATCCATTAGAATAGGATCCCAAAACTCTGCATTTTGTGTTGCAGTCAATCTATGTTTATCGCCAATCTCACCAGTTTCACGATTGACTTTTGAATACCAACCATTAGAAGGTTTAGTTACGTGACCACTTTCAAGTGCAATATCAAGCAGACCAGACCAACGACTGATACCACCGTCAAAAGATACGTTAATAGGGATTTTAGATTTTTCTTTGACATATCTACTCTTTTCTACATTAATAATAAAATTGTACCCAATTACTTCAGTACCTTCTTTTTCTTGTTGACGACCAATGATGTATATATTGTCTGCAGAATAATAAGAACCTGTACCACCACCAACAATATCTTTAGGAAACAAACCAATTTCTTTGTATGTATGATTAACAACAATCATAGGAATATCTTTGAGATTTAAATGCGGTGTGACCATACGAAACAAACTCTTAACTTGTTTTGCCCGACTCATATCTGCAACTGATTTACCTTCAAGTGCATCTTCAACTTCTTTCTTTGATGCAAGATTACCAATTGAATCTAATATGATGATTAGTTTATCACCACGATCTACATCTTGTAATTGTTGCATGATATCAAACTTTAATTGTTCAATATCAGTTAAAGGTGTATGTAATACTCTTGATTGGTCAATCTCAAATGTTTCAAAGTATTTAATTGGAGTACCAAACTCTGAATCATAGAACAACAATATTGCTTCTGGATACTTATCCATGTATGCTTTTGCCATCAATAGACTAAATGCAGTCTTAAAATGTTTTGATGGACCTGCCCACATAGTAAGACCAGGAATTAAACCACCATCAAGTGAACCAGATAATGCTACATTAATCATTGGTACTCTTGTTGGTACAAAATCTTTTTCAGTAAAGAATTTTGATTTGTCTAGAATAGCACTATCTTTAATTGTGGTATTCTTTTTTAATTTATCAAGTAAACTCATATCATCCTCATTTATAAAAAGAAACTATCAAGTGAATTTGTTTTTTCTGCTTCCCAATTAAGACAATTCAAAATAATCTTAACAGGTTCTAGGTATGCTTTTTCAAATTGTGTATCATAATCTATGTAGTTCTCTAACTTGAATTCTGAAGGTAATCTTGATGGATAAGATATAACAGTATCCTTAAATGGATTAGGTTGTTTAAGATAAGTAAATTTTATCTTCTCACCTTCTTGTATTAATGGATACTTCTTTGTTAAACCCAACTTCTCTAGATTGTGATTATAGATTATGGCACCTTTAACATGAATTGGTGTGCCTTTCTTATACAGTATAGTCTTATCAGAATATTCTTTAAGACCATTCATGCCTCTTGGAAAAGATATCTCTTCAGGTGGTAATGATTTGAAATCTTTTCTAAATTGAGCAATGAAATCTTGCACATCTGATTCAGTACCATTAATCATTAGTTTAATAGTATCAGACATTTTACCACGGATAGATTGAGGTGTTGAAGATTTAACCATTTCAAGTCCCATAACTTTCATGTGAGGTTCATTATACTGAACACCCTCATTGTTATAGACATTCATAATATATCTTTTCTTTGCAGTCCAAATACCTTTGTTTGCAAGTGCTTCACGTTTCATTTGCATTTTTTGTTCGAAGGCGTGGACATAATCAGCAAGCTCTTTATAACTTTCATCAATAAAAGGTTGTATCTTATCTTCACATACACGGTCCATGAAGGCAATGACATTCTTAATATCACTTGTTTCAGGATGCACTTTCTTAACAAGTTCACTAAGACGGAGATATATTGAATCTGTATCCGAAGCAATAACATAATCTTTTTCCGTTTTCAATAGTTGGTTCATGTATTGATTTAACTTGTTTTCAATCCATCTTATACTTAGTTGACCTGCAGATGTAACTCCTAACGCCATACGTAGGTCATAAAAACGAAAATACTGACTTCCCAAAGCGCCATAGGCTGAATTAAGACCAACTTTCTTAGCCAGTTGTAGATTATTGTATCTCGCAATTCGTTTTTCAATTTCATATTTTTTAGATTCATCTTTTTCATTCTCATAATCTTGTTGGGCCTTCAACATCATATTCTTAAACTTCTTTCTATCCTCATACATATCTTGCAACATGTTAGGTAAGAAACCACGAATCTTTGTATTAAAGAATTGTCCATTAGGTGTTAATGTTGCACCTTCAATGCTATCTAAATCAATTTCTTTATTCAGCATCTTATCAACAGTTACACCTTTAGATATAACATCTCGCATTTTTACACTATAATCTTTAGGATCAATAACTGTTTCAGGTGAGATATTGTATTGCATCATCAAATGTGGATACAAACTATTCAAGTCAAATGATGCAACCCATTCATGCATACCAATCTGTGGGTCTTTAACATATGCACCTTCAAATCTTCCATCCTTACTTGTATGGACATTAGGCGGAACAATAATGTTTCTATTCAACAGATAACCATACGTCATTGCATCCCACATACGAGTCTGTGCAAAGATATCATTATAGTTTGTCTTAGTATCATACGCAAGAGTAAGACCCAATTCAATCAACTTTAATTTATCTTCCAGTTTAAGAATCAACTCAACGTCTTTAATATTATACTCAATAAACTTTTGATAGTTTAACCGATATAGTTGATGTAGATTTTCAAATTCATCATATGATATTTTACCTTCACCCAATTCAACCTGTGCAATACTATCTAAACGATATGACTCCTGTGATTTGCCACCAGGTGCATACCATCTATACAATTCAATATAATCAAGTGTTGCAACACCATTGATATCATATGCAATATTTGTTTTTTGCATTGCATAAACTTCACGTTCAGTAATCATATTCCATGGTGATAGTTTTTTTTCTGTATTCTCACCTAGAATCTTTCTGAATCTATTAATAAGATATGGTATATCAAAGAATTTAATGTTCCAACCACTTACAACATCAGGACAATTTGCTTGCCAATCTTCAAGAAATCGTTTACATAAATTATATTCATCACGGCATTTAATATAAGTTACAGTTTCATCATAGTTATTGTAATCACCACAACCATATACTTTAGTTTCGCCACCCATGTATTTAATACAAATTGCAGTGATGGGTTCAGATGCAATATAGGGATCGGGAAATCCATTCTCTGATCCAACTTCAATATCAATAACTGCAACTTTTACTTTATCTTGATCCCATTCAATATCACCTTTGAAATTCTCTGCAATGAAAGCATATTCAAAACGTGAATTACCATATACTTTGAAATTTTCTACTTGATCGTAATTCTTAATAAAATCACGAGCCTCTTTCATAGATTCAAATTTCAAAGGTTCAAGTGTCTCACCGCTAAGTGATTTGAATTTTGATTGTTTATTTGACTGTAAATACAAAGTAGGAGTATATGCTACTTTAAGACATACACTCCTACCATTCTTTACACCACGATACAGGATGTTGTTACCAACAGCCAATACACTAGTATAAAAATCTGCCATTATAATTTAAGAATACTTGGGTCTGCGATTTGAATTCCTGATCCAAAATACTTATTATAAGCATTTAGAATTTCGGTTGCGGGTGTTACTAAGGTTAGAAAATCTTGATTCTCAATTGTAATACCTGTATCAAATTCTTGTGCATAAAGTAGAAAAGGAGAGAACCCAATCATACCTTCACCACTAGGAGAATTCTGCATAATGATTGCTGCAGGTTTAATAATCTTAATATAACTTGTGCCTACTTCAGTTTCAGCAATCAAATTCATACCATTTTTTAACGCAATAATTTTAATCATATACTTGCACCTTGTAAGAAGGATCCAATACTGTTAATGTAACCCATTTTTTTGGAAATAACATTTCACGACCACGAAAATCGTTCATGCTATAGTTAGGATCGTCAACTAGACCGATCAATTCAACCTTATCATCAAAATCACGATAATGAAGATCATACTTAATTGCTTTAGTCAAATTCTCTTTGATTGCAATCGTCTTTGCTAATGTTCTAATATTCATAAATTTTATTTCTCACAGTTAAAAAACTATTATATAACGAATAGGTCTGTATGTCAAGACTTATTCACGTATTTACCAAAATTAGGTTCTTTCCATCCTTCTGGTTTCAAAACTTTGCCATCTTCTCTCTTTAATACCTTACCAGACTTCTGATCAATCTTTGCCAAATTGCTATTGGCAACTTCTGACCATGCACCATCTACATTAAAACCCTTCATCTTACAATAACCAAGTATTACCCAAATCATATCCATACAGGCATCTAATTGTTCTACATCATCATTATCCCAACGTGCTTTAATGAATTCATTATATTCTTCAGTTATAAGTTTAGAATATAACTTAACATTTTCATCTGATGGCGTTTGACCACATGCTTCTAAAAATGTAGTTACAGAAGTATGCATCATTTCTCTACCAATTTTTTTGATGATAATTTCACCATCATCATTTTTACTGATATCTAAAACATCACCTGTAGACCAACCAACATCAGTTAAAAGATGTTCATTTAATTCTATGATTGCATCACCATTATCACAAATGTCTAATACTTTACTTTCATAAATCATTCTTCACTCACTTTTTCTTTTTTGGTTGAGAATCGGGCACGTTCTTTAGCAATCTGTCCTTCGATTGCAAACTTCTTATATAATGTGTATTGTTCTTGATCAAGAATAGTTGCCAATACACGTTTAGCAGGTTTATTCAACCTGAAATTTTTATCTGCTTTCATAATATCTCCATTTAAGGGGGAGTTATCTCCCCCAATTTATTACTTAATCAATAGGTGATGATTCATTTAATAGTTGTGGTTTATTTTGTGGTTTAATAGGAAGAATTTCTATAGAATGAATATCAATCTTGCGTGGTTTCTTTGATTCTGGAATAACATTCTCCAAAATAATTTTAAGAATGCCATCAATATATGATGAAGCACAAACCACAATGGTATCAGACAATTGAAATTTCTTAGTGAACGATCTTGTACCAATACCACGATACAGATAGTTATTAACTACTTCATCTCTGGTTAATTCTTTCTTCTGACCAGTTATGGTTAAAACATTTTCTTTAAGTATAATTTCAATTTCTTTTTTAGAAAAACCCGATAAGGCTAATTCTATAAAGTATTGAGATTCATTTATTTTAATAATGTTATGAGGTGGGTATTTATCAATAGAAGATGAATCTGTCATTGTTTGTAAATCTTCAAACAATTTTTCAAATCCAATATATCGAGTTACCATTTGAGGCATAGATGTAAGCGTTAATGTCATAAAAATCTCCTTGTTAAGCAAGTTAAAATATGTAACCCCGAAGGCGTTACAATGTTATTTATTCAAAATTTTATATGCAGCACGGTTTACTAAGAAAAATCTGTTAATATTTTCCTCAGTAAATACTTTAATGAAGTTTAACCCTTCAACGATTCTAGTATCTTCTATGTTTTCACAAAAGACAATTTCACCGTTGAAGATGTTTTTCAATTTTGTTGGTTGTTTGTTCATAATAAATCACCATGTTAAATACGTTTTTTGCCAATATTATATTTACTTACCAATTCCCAATCATCTTTTTCTTTGTATGCGATGATCTTGATTTGATGAATTGGTGCAATATTGTTTTCCATAATCTTAGGATTAACAATCTTTACCAATCCCCAATCTTGTAGTAACTTAGCGATTGCATTCCGTCTTTGAATATCATTATCTGATAGATTAGAAGGTTTGCCATCTAAATCAAACAACTCTTTGAAATGAACAATGTAGTATTGTCCTTGTTTATGTAGAATGTGACAAGACTGATATAAAATCTTATCTTTTCGTGAAGATACACCAATACGTGTTAAAGTTTCTTTTACTTTAAGGAAGTCATCACTTTTTTCAAGTTTAACCTCAACGAAATCTAAAATATTTACCATGCTATTTCCTCAATCCACCGATGTCGGTTTTTTCTTTTAATTCTTGGATTTGTTCATTACTAAGCAGGCGTAGAGCCTCGATAGCTTTAGCATCAGATAAACCATAATAGGTCTTTATACATTCTATATCTTCAACCTTTTCAGCCTTAATCCACTTAGCAAACGGCCTTTTTCTAGACCTAATCGTATTTATAAGAAAATCATTTTGCAACTTCTTATCTAAATGGTGCCTACGATTCATCTCATTAGCATAGGCAATACAGTCTACATGGTAAGATAAACTACGGTTTACTAGAAAGGGAACGTATTCACTTTCAGTAACTTCATCGACAATAAGTTGTTTTTTACCTTTCAATATTTCGTTTACATAATCAAATGGATTCATTATTTGAATTCCAAATTAACCATTAGTTCTGTTAAACATGCAACAATATTAATCTCCGCATCGGCAACAAACGCTTGTTTATATTGATAGTCGGCAAGAATAATTACTGCCTGAGGTATACTGCCAGGTTGTAATACTTCATACAAATTATCATATAATTTACGATAGATTGTCTGTGGGTCAACATCATTACTTGCAACCCATTTACGAATTGAACCAAAGTCTTTATCTTTAATGAATCCTACAATCTGTGATAGAGTAACATCAGTAATCTGTGCTAGAATACCGGTATCAATCTTACCAAATTGTGAGAACCGTTGTAGTTCATTTATTACACGCCGAAAATCAGGAAAGTGTTTTTCAATAACTGCAGCAACTACAGCAGGTTCAAACTCAACTTCTTCTTTCTTAAGAATAGTTTGAATACGTTTAAAGAATTGATTTGCCATCTTAGTCTTTTCAACATTCTTTAGTGTAAAATCAATGACTGCACACCGAGAATGTAATGGTTCAATTATCTTTGTTTTATAATTACATGTAAAGATAAACGAACAATTCTTTGAGAATTCTTCAATAGAATTTCTAAATGCTGCTTGTGCATTGACTGATAGATAGTCTGCCTCATCAATAATGATTACTCTTCGTATACCAGAGAACGACATTGCAGATGCATAGTTCTTAATCTTATTACGAACAACATCAACACCATTCTCATCAGAACCATTAATGATGAGATAATCACAACCAACTTCTTCACACATGGCTTTTGCAACTGTTGTTTTACCTACACCTGCGCCACCACATAAAAGTAAATTAGGAATGTTTCTTTGATTAACATACTCCTGAAACGGTGTCTTTAACCGTTCAGGTAGTATGCAATCTTCAATCGTCTTAGGACGATACGCCTCGGTCCATAATAAATGTTTCATTCACATACTCCATAATATAATTAAACTACTTCAATTCACCATTCAATCTGCCAATTACTTCCATATAATTAC